TTGCCTATGTAAAGATTGGTAGTGCCTTGTGCTACTACCAGTTCTCCGGGTCTGGCATTGCCATCGTAGTCCACGATAGATACCTGTGCATTGTCTTTCATGACAGCGCGGGTGATACCTGTTATATCACTGTAAGGAGGTGGTGAATTAGCCATAGTGTTGTATTTATTAGATCAACAAAAAGCCCCTTGCGGGGCTCTTTTACTGCTGGCTTACAAACCGGTTGAGTTTTTCAGCTTCTGCTATCACTGTGTCGGTTGTGGGAAAATCCGGCAGTGCAGGAAAGTGGGCAGACTTGTCGCTTTCAAATCGGCTGTGGAATTCCTGGATCAGTGCATCGCGGCGCTGGAAGATGGGTGTTACCAGCACTTCGTTGGCCAGCTTGAGTAGTTCGAGACGAATCTCGTAAGGTGTTTTGCTCATGATAGACTCCTTTCTGTGTGATGTGTATGTGCTACACGAGCATGATTACTTATTGCTAGGAATTGATGCCAAAGAAAAACCGCCTGATATACCACTCAGGCGGTCCACACGGGTGTGCGATTTACTTACGGTTGAATGCCCAGTACAACACAGCGATGGCTACCAATCCTACCAAACCTTGGCTACCTAATGCACTGACCAATTTGATGATACCGGCCACTACATCAATTCCCAGGAACGGTACGGCTGCTCCAAAAAGTATCTGTAGTACCACGGCTACCGCGATCAGTTTGACTCCCAAGTCAACTAAGTTGCCCAGGAACTGACCCACTGCTGTAAACACTTTGTCCATGAAGACCTCCTTGTGTCAAAATACACTTTCAAGTGTAGTGTTATTTACAACCTTGTAGCCCAACTGTATAAAAGATGGTTAGATTATTGAGTGATTTTGTAATAAAGCCAACAAAAAAGGCACATTTCTGTGCCTTCTTTGTCCTTCCCATCCCTGAGAAGTAAACTTTGATTCTCTGATTAGGAGAAAGAAAGATTCTGAACAGCGATCTCGCCTACATAATCGCCAGCATTGCCGAACGATGATGCAGTATTCGTGAGCTCTATGTACCCATAACGAGTCATAAAGCTAACGACTGGCTCGAATGTGCTGGGATCCAGAACAACACCGCTTGACATCAAAGGAATGTATGGGCAGTAGAATGCTGGAGCATCAGCTTCGCTGGCGCCTTTGTAGCCAACCAGAACTGGTGTTGAGTCGTTAGCATAGCTATCAACATAAACACGCATTGCACTGTTGAGTGTACCAACAAACTTGGTGTTTGTGGGTGCTTCAAATGTGCCTTCTGTTGTGCGAGCAAAAGCAGAAGTTGTTGCGCTCTGGAGCACTGTCAAGGAAGCGGGCGAAACTACAGCGTAGTTACCTGCACCACGACGTGTGCGCTGAGCGATCAGGTTAGCAACACGATTGATCAGAACTGCCAGTGCGGCGTGCTCATCACCAACGTAGGTTGCTGTACCACTAACGGTAGCCTGGTTGTATGTGAACTCTGTTGCAGCCAATGAACGCAGGCTCAGCAGGATCTCTTGGTCGATTTCAGTTGTGATCTCTTGTGCGAGAGCAGCCATGATTTCGGCCTCAACATCGATACCGTGCATTGCTTGTGCGTCTTGTGCAGCTTCAAATGTCCAACGAGCCTGGAGCTTACGTGTCTTGGCTTCAACGGCCTGCTTCAGGATTTGAACGGAAATCTTACGACCGCCGTCGCCTTCTAAAGCTGCTGTGTTTGAGCCAGTGTAAGTGCTCTGAGTTGCGCTTGTGCTTGCACCAGCAGAGTATGCTGTTGCAATCAAGAACGGGCTCAGTGCTTCCTGGCCAGCTGTAACGCTGGTTGCTGCTGCTGATGTGTCTGTCATGCTTTGTGCATAACGAACACGCAGAGTGTGGATCTGACCAACGGGGCCAGTCATGGGCTGTACACCAACGAGTTCGTTGGCAATAACAGTTGGCATAACACGGCGGATCACTGGAAGGATCACACGATTCAGTGTAGCGATATTACCGCTAACTGTGGTACCTGCAGATGACTCTTTCAGGTACTTGCGAGTGTTTTCTAAAACTACACCCATTGTGCTGCGACGGGAACCATTGAGTCCTTCTAGTAGGGCTTCTTTGGTCTCGTCCCAACGGCTTTCTAACAGTTCTTGTGACATGATTCTCTCCTGTTTCTTGTCGTAAGATTAAAGCCCTGCCAGTCTCTTGAGCTCAATGACGTTTGATGCGTCATCAGACTTGGGTTTGACGGCAGATTTATCACCAGTGACTTCTTTGTGTACGCTTTCGGTAATGGTCTGTTTTGCAACAGCCACTTTCCTTGCGGCGTTCTCAAGAACTGCTGGTAGATACTTTTCAAAAGCAGTGCGAAGACGAGGTGTTTGCACGCTTTCTAGTAAGTTACGCATGATTTCTGCTTTTTCCTCGTTTAGAGGAGAGAGCAATTCATCCATAGTGCGGCTACGCTCTGTGGACTCCTTGATCATACGAACTTCACGTTCCTTGTTCTCAACCAATACTTTGGCAGTACGAGTTGATTCAATGGCTTCGGCCAATTTCTGTTCTTTGTCAGCAATCACAGCCCGGAGCTTGCGTACTTCGGCATTCTCATTGAGATGAGTGCCTGCAAACTCTGTGACATATGCTTCAAAGATACGACGACCAAAATTGTTCTCGCGAGCAATTTTCACGTCTTCTTTGAGCTGAGTAAGTTCAGAACGTAGATGTTCAGCAACACGCTGACCTAACTTGGCAGCAGATTCTTTTACAAACTGCTGTTTCAATGCTGTGAGTTGCTTCTTGGCTTCAGACACAAGTTTGACTTTGGTGTTAACCACGTCACGCTTGTCCTGGGCAAATTCAGTAATCTCACGAGCCAAAGCTTCAATCACAAACTTTTCCAAACGGTCCACGCTCTCGGTGTGAGTGCGACGGTCCGAACGTAGTTCTTTGATTTCCTCAGCCAGTTTACCAACCATGAAGTTGTTGAACTTCTCAGCTGATTCTTTCATCTTGACTTGGAAACGCACACGGTCTTCATTGAGACCACGGCGCTCATCTTGGAACTCTTGTAATTCGGCTTTGAGGCCTTCGGTTACCATGCGATCTAGGGCTTCGACCATAACTGACTTGTCATGCTCATAGCGTTGTGCAAATTCCTCGCGGAGTTCTGCACGCACCTGCTCACGAGCTTCATTTAGTTTGGCCTCAAATGCTTCTGTGATGGCTTCACCAGTTGACTCGTTGATCAGTTGGCTATCTAGCAATGGTTTGATTGCGTCTAGCATTACGATCTCCTAAATCTTCAGATCCTTGATGAACTTGACAATCTCGTTCTTCAAGTGTTTCTGTGCAAGTGTGTCACCGCCCACAGCATTCTTGCTCATATCAAACATTCTATGTCCGTATCTCATGTTCATGAGGCTTTCATACACTGTTCGAGGATAAGCGTTTGGTGCTGATGGCTGTGCCACGATGTCGACAGTGACGATTTCAAAGTCACTGACACGTCCGGTCGCGTCATCAACATTACCTGATCCGCGACTCGAAACTCCTAATTTCACACCCGACTGCAGCATTGTATCAACTAACTTGCCCATGGGTGTGGGTAACAACTTCAGTTTACCTATGCCGTTGGGGCCATCCATCCACATTTTCTGGATCATATGGCTCACACGGTCTAGATTAATTTTTAAATCTTCTGGATGATCTACTTCACCGCATACAGAGAAACCACCGTTGATCTGCTCATTGAGCTGATCCACTGCTGATCTGATCTGTTGCACTGGGTATACTCGTCCATTGGCGTTTTTGACGTCACCCTGGATAAAGATGCCTTCCATGAAAGTGGAGGGCTCTTTACCTGGAGCTTCTTCTCGGCTCTCAACCACGATCTTGGCAGCATCGTAACTGAGAACTTCTTGTAAGTGACGGTTCCCTTTAAACATCTAGATTAACTCTTGATAGCTTTCAAAGGACTCTTGGTATTAACACCCGAAGCCTGGCTCAGCGTGGGCTTGGTCGCAGGTTTCATGGGAGCCATGTTTTTGCCAGCGGTGTTCTGCAGGCCGGGCTCAAGATCGGGAGCTTTTTGTGTTGTGGGTGCTTTGGTACCGTCGGGATTTTCAGCAGTAAACTTGCTGGAAGCAGGTTTGGCCACTGAACCAGTTACACTGGCGCCGGCATTGTTAGCATTGGGGCTTTTGGAGTCAACACGCAGTTTGTCACCGCCTGTTGTGCCTTGGCCTGCCAAACGATCGCCGTGATCAACAGCAACTTTTTGCAGTTGAACATTCTCAGACAAGCTTTCCTCAACTTCTTCTTCTTCGGCTTCTACTTCTGAACCCATGGTC